GGCCGTCGACCACCTCGCGACCTTCCTGTCCCTCCCGGTCGGTTCCAAGGAGCGCAACGATTACTTCGCCGCTCATAAGCACGCCATCATCAAGGCTGCTCTCTAATTTCCCTCAACCCTCACCCTATCATAACACATCATGGCTAACTCCATCGTCGCCGCTCCCAGCATCCTCGCTGAAAGCGTCATCGCTTCCCTCAAGGGCAAGCTCCCCGCCCTGCGCGCCTTCTCCTCGGTCTTCTCGGCCGCTGAGTCGTCCGCCGGAAAGACCGTTCAGGTCCCCCTCATCGGTACCTCCACCGCGACCGAGTTCGGCGCCGGCGGCTACCTCACCCAGGACGACGCGACGATCACCGCCGCGAACGTCACCCTCAAGCACTTCAAGGTGTCGAGCCGCTTCTCGCCCCTCGACGTCAAGATGTACGGCGCTCAGTTCCTGAACAACGCCTTCGTCCCGACCGCCGCCAACGCGCTCGCCGAAAAGTGCCTCGCTGAAATCGGCGCCCTCATCACCGCCGCCAACTACGCTTCCGGCACGAACACCGGCGCCTCCCTGTCCTACTCGGAAGTCGTCGCCTCCAAGGGCGTCCTCGACGCCGCCAAGGCCGCCGAGCCCCGCGCGTTCATCCTGAACCCGACCTACGCCAACAACCTCCTGGGCGACGCTACCATCATCGGTAACTCCGTCCTCGGTGCTGGCATCCTGACCTCCGGCCAGATCGGCACCCTCGCTGGCGCCGCTGTCTACCAGTGGAACAGCCTCCCTGCCAACGGCGAAAACCTCGCTGGCTTCGCCTGCGGCGCTGACGCCATCGCTGTCGCCTCGGCCCTCCCGATGTCCGAAATCCCGGGCTTCGAAGTCGCCAACGCTGTCGACGCCGACACCGGCCTCGGCGTCCAGGTCCTCATGGGCCAGGAGCAGTCCGGCTACTACAACGTCACCGCCACGCTGCTCTTCGGTGCCGCTGTCGGTCGCGCGACCTCCCTGCACCGCCTCAAGACCGCCTAATAGCGGTCCAAGGCTCGAACGAGGCTCCCAGCAATGGGGGCCTTTTTTGTGCCCCCTACCAATCCGGGCAAGTATAGGATGAGCCTCTACGGAACCGAGTTTCTCAACGACGCCAAAGAGATGGTGGCGGACTTCGGCGTGGCCGGGTCGGCCAACTCTGGGGCCATCACCTTCTCCTGCCTCATCTCCGACCCCGCCGTCTCGACCGTGCTCGAAGCAGGGGGGTATATGGAGCGGACCCAGTATACGGTCAGGCTCCCCGCTGTAACGGCCTCCTGGAGCCAGCCAGATGGGTCTACGGGGGCATCGGCGGCCCTACTGTCCTCGGGTGCCCCCATTGCCTCCCTTGCCCAGGGCAAGAAGATCGTGGCCGGCGGGAAGACCGTCCGCATCACGACCCAGACCTACAAGCCCGGGTCGGCATGGATCACGCTCGTCGTCATCGACGATAACCAGTAACCCGCCGTGGTGTCGGTCAGCATCAGTCCGAAGTCTCAGGCTGAGTTCATCACGGCCCTGCGTCAGTTCGCGGCCAACACCGGGCAGACCATGCGGGACGCGGCGCTTGAACAAGCCGCCCTTGCCTGTCAGGATGCGGCGACCTTCACCCCTCCGCTGCCGAAGGGGGGTGGCCGTGGCCTGTCCAAGGCGGCCCGAGTGGCGGGCGACAACGCCGTGGCCGGGGACATCAAGAAGATGTTCGTCGCGGCCAACGACCGCAGCTCGAACTCCGCCGCCGCCCTCCTGACCAATCAGCTGGCCTACGCCACCAAGACCAACGACATCGGCCTGTTCAACAAGGTCATCGGGAAGGGCTCACTCCAGGCGCTGAAGAACCTCCCGCCCATCATGCGTAAGATCGCGAACGACCGCGATTATGACCGGGCGTTCAAGAAGGCTAAGAACTACTTCAACACGACCAACCCTGTGATGACCGACTACGGCCAAGGGTTCGTCCAGGAGCTGCGTCCTCCGCATAACCGCATCAAGGGCAAGTTCGGAGGCCGCATCGGCAAGTCCGTTCGCCCAGTCAAACTCAAGATGCTCGTCGAGTCTAAGTCCGACCTCGACCAATACATCCGCGACCGCCAAGCCATGGTGGGCATGATTAAGGCTGGCTGGGCCTCGGCCCTGCGCTCCCTGCCTAAGCCCGTTATCAACGGCGTCCCCAAGGACTTCGGCGTCCAGCTGCTCAAGGTGGCTTGGATTAACCGGCACAACCAGGTGCGCGGGACGAACACCCTGACGGCCACCGAGAAGGTCGTCGAGCTGAGTGTGACCAACACGCAGGGCAACGTGAACGGCATCGCCACTGATGCGGACGTGCTCGGCCTCGTCTACGCCAACCGCGTCAAGCAGATGAAGGCCCGCGTCGAGAAGCACATGAACAGCACCATCCAGCTCGCCAACCGCCGCTAACCACTTATGGGAACCAAATCCATCCGCCACATCGTAGAGGCCACCTTGGCCACCTACCTATCCACCCAGACCGGGCTGACTACCGTGGCCTTCCTGACGGGCGACAGCGCCGCGACCCAGACCCTGCCCAAGGCCGTGGTTCTCTGCGAGTCCGCCCGTAGCCCTGCCGACCTCCCCGAAGGCGAAGGCAACTTCAGCTGCTCGGTCCGCATCACCCTCTTCTCGAACGCCGACGACACGACCCTCGCCGATCACCGTGCCCGCTGCGCCGCCCTGTCCGGCAATATGCGAGACCTGACCAGCATCAAGGCGGCCTTCGTGGCCTCGACCGACGCGGCCTGTTACGACGTCACCATGCAGTCCGAAGACGAGGGCATCGACGAGCGCTCCTGGGCGACTTCCTTCTCGTTCGACGTGCTGGTGGTCCTGCCCGCCTAAGCCAATTCCAAAGCCCGCAATTACAAATGGCCGCCATCTCAAACGGAACCACCTGCATCTACGGAGTCGCGGGCGCTGTCACCAACCTCTTCGTCCAGAGTTACAGCCTCTCGTCCTCCTTCAACGCCGAAGCCACGGTGGTCGATGAGGCTGGCCTGACCAAGACGCATCGCCTCGACGACCGCAAGTCCGAGATCACCATCGAAGGCATCGCCAAGACCTCGACCATGCCGGTGCTCGGCGCCGCCCTTTCCTTCACGGTGAACACCGCCTCCGCCTATCCGGCTGGCTCTGCTTCCGTATCCTTTGTCGGCACCATCACCAAGATTGACGACAAGGGCTCGAACAAGGGCTTCACCGCTGTCACGATTACGGCGATTGATTACGAAGGCATCACGCCTGCCTAATTGACACCCCCGAAAAGGGGGCAGTCTAGAGGATAGTGGACCGTCGCTTCCTCAACGCCTACGTCGACCCGGCTCCTTTCAGGATTCTGGGTCGAACTCTTTACCCCTGGTGCCTCAAGTATCGGGTGCGCCTGATGGCCTTTGACTCCCCGCTGGTCACCGGCTCCCGCGGCATCACCCCTGCGGACCTTATCTTTGCCTGCCAAGTATGCGCCGAGGAACAGCTAGGTGACATTGGCTGGATGGACAAACTTCGCATACTCAGCTTAAATCGTCACCCCGCCAAGTTCGAGCGCCTGCTGGAAGCCTTCGCCGGTTACATCCTGCTGCAAGACTGGCCCAAGTTCTGGGAGCAGAGTAAGACCAAGTCAGGGGGCGGCGACAAGGGTGTGCCTTGGCCGCTGTCCATCGTGGCCAACCTGATCGCGTCGGGCATCCCTGAGAAGCGGGCTTGGGAGATGCCGGAATGTCAGGCCATCTGGCTCAACTCCGCCCTGGCTATCCGTAAGGGTGCCGACGTCTCGATCATGTCGCCCGAAGAAGAAGCCTTCATGGCCGAAGAGGAAGCCAAGGAGGCCGCGTCGGCTGCTTCCAATCCTGCAAAGGAAAGCACACCCTGACATGGCCCAAGACCTGACAGTCAACATCAAGACCACGTCCGACGTCCCCCAGGCGATGGACAAGGCCAAGTCGGCCACCGTGTCCTTTGGCAAACAGGTCGAGGACATTCAGAAAAAGTTCTCAATGGCGTTTAAGGACGTGTTTCTGTCCTTCCTTGGACCGATGGCGCTGCTGGGATTAGCTATTAACTACATCGGGAAACTTATTGATGATAATCGAAAGAAGCATGATGATGCCAATCAGGCAGCCATTGACGGAACCAACGAGCTGATGTCCGCCGAGGACAGGTACTACGCCAACAAAAGGAACAACGAAAAGAAGGCCAAAGAAACCGTCGAGGAAGCAAAGACCAGCCGAGAGGACGTTACAAAAAGCTTCTTAACAACCGATCCTCGTGGCCGAAAAATGCTTTTTGAGTTTGCAGAAGAACAGCGGAAACTAGGCACCAATAAGTACGGACCCGGCTATGCCTCTGAAGACAAGGCTATGCAGGAAAGGGTTCAAAAACTTATCGCAGAGGACGCTAAGAAAAACCCTGAAGCAGGCATTAAACCAACAACTGCCAAAGACTTCAAAGGCCCCGAAGGCTTCGGCAACGTGATCGGCGTCGGACCGAACCCGGTCATGGAGGCCATGAACGCCCAGCTCGAAGAGCAGAAAAAGACCAACACCATCCTCGAGAAAATCGCAGGCGACCCCGGCGCGACCTCTTGGATGAACTCCACCCCTTCCCGAGCCGCCCTGCTCATGGGCAAATAATTTATGGCTATCGTAAAGAACGGTCTCCCTCTCACGACCCCTGTGCAGCAGCCAGGGGCTAAAATCTCCGACGACGGCTACGGCCTGCTGACGGCCACGGTCGTCTGGAAGGCAGACGCCTCCGCCACCCTCGGCTCGGTCGTGAACCGCGGCTCGACTTGCCCTATCGACGCAAACTGCGCGGCCCATCGTTACAGCATCACCTATGACGCGCTGGAAGTCGCCACCCTTACGGTGGACTACGTTGGCATCGACGGCGGAGCGACCTCGACCGACCCGCAGATCACCGGCTCGCAGGGCCTGACGTCGGAAAGCATCACGACCCACCCCAACTTCTTTGAGGTCGCCACCGCGCTTGGCTTTTCGGGTTCACCGATTGCGGGCGTGGGCACTGGCTCAATTGCTACTCCTGCTTACCCTGCGGTTGCTGGAACGAACCCTGCGGAATACGCTGGCAACAACGGCGCCACTTTTGAAGCCGCAGTTGGCCGGAAGTTCCTCGGGTTTAAGAAGCCCGAGTTCAAGGACTTCTACGGCAAGACCAACTACCTTGCCCCGCAGTGTTCACTGTCTGGCGTTTTCTACACGAGCAGCTCGGCCTTGGTCGTCAACTTGCGTAACGCGGTCGGCAAGACCTCCGGGGACGGAACCTTTGCGTCAAAAAACTTGGTGCCGACCTATATGGGAACTTCCTTCACAATCAGCGGAAAAAAACAACTGCTCCTGGCTCAGGTATCCTTCGAAGACTTCGGCCTGCTCTACAAGGTCCAGTATGAGTTGCGCTTCAACCGCGAGGGCTACGTAGCCAGCGTCTACGCTCCCGCCTGATGAAGATTCAACCCGGAGTCGGCTATAACTTCGACTCGTCCTCGCACGGCTTCACCCTGGACACGTCTGACCCGTTTCCGTCCGCCACTAACTCTTCGCCCGACCACCCTTTTAAGGTCAAGATTGTCGGAGTCGTCAGCGGCGCCATCCGCTTTCAAGTTATCACTGGGACGCTGAACAACCTAGTCCCAGAGATGGACGATGTCATCGGTGGCGTCGAGAAGCTGCTGGACAGCACGACATCCGGCGTCCCTACGCCTCCCACGAATGTCCTGACGTTCAACACCTCGACCAAGGAGTCTTGGGTCTATCTCCGAGCCGGTCCCGAGGCCGCGTCGCCCTACGCCTTCCCGGACCCGAGCATCTCGAACACCCCTTACCCTAAGGTTATCTCGTCAGATGTCGAACTGACGGACACCGACACAAATGGGTATGTCCTGCTTGCCAAGGTAGACGTGGATAACGTCTCGGCCCCGACCGTCTGGACCCTGCATCAGTATGTCAACGGCTCCCTCTGGGGTGACCGCATCAAGATTAACGGGATGACGGCCCGCTACTACTACGCCCGCATCTGATGGGCGTCCTGATCGGAGCAACGGAAGCCAACTCCACTTGGGGGCGATGCCGCTCTCCAATATTGAAGCCTTATCAATTTATCCTAGGCGGCCACAACCTGACAGACATCTACGGATGGGTGTCCCAGGCTAATACGTTTTTCAGGGTAGACAGTTGGCCATACTTCCAGACTTGGTTGGATTCAGATGGTAACGTCTTTGTCGAAGTAGTCGGGCCACAGGCAACTCCATCCAGCCCTTTCCCCCCTTCTACCGCATTTAAAGTTAGCAGCGTAAACTATGACCCAACCGCGGCATACACCCCTAACCTCTTGGACGACGTAGAGGTTCAATCGTATTGGGTAGGCCGTGACGTGGTCATTGACGGAACGACCTATACCATGGCATACTCGGCGCTTGATGGGGTCAATGGGTCTTTCCAAGCCATCACGAGCTCGACGGACGTTGATTCCTTCGACCTTTGACCCCCCCTTCCAATCGGGGCAAGGTTAAGACCCGATGAGCTGCACTAATCAAGTAACCGTCTCGCAGGGTAACACCTTCGCCTGCACCTTTACCTGGACGCCCGGGGCGACTGGTCCGGCTGACCTCCTGACGACGACCATCACCTCGTCCCTTGAAGACCGCCAGAGCAACGTCTATGACATGACCGTGACCAAGGCGGTCGACGGCCTGTCCTTCACAGTGACCTACGCTGGCTCGACGGCTGATTGGGCCATCGGCCTCGGCAAGTGGGACATCAAGTTCGTCTTCCCGGGTTCGACCATCTCGCGCACCGAACTCTTCCGCGTCAACGTCATCGACTCCGTCACCGTCTAAGTTATGCCTGACGCGACGATCACCTCGACGGCTTCGACGTTCGGGACCATCTCGGGCACGTTCGCCGCAGACCAGTCCACCATCTCGGGCACTATCTCGGGCATCATCCCTGGCACCCTCTCGGGCAGCGTCGGCGTCCCCGGCCCTGCTGGCCCTGGCGTTCCCGCTGGCGGCACCTCGGGTCAGTTCCTCCAGAAGACCTCGGGCGTCGATTACGCGACCGACTGGGTGACCGTCAACCTGACTGGCTTGGCGACTGAGTCTTGGGTGACGGCTGGCTTCTACCCTCTGACAGGCAACCCCTCTGGCTTCCTGACGGCTGCGGCGCTGACGCCCTACCTGACCTCCGCCACGGCGGCCTCGACCTACCAGACTCTGGCAGGGATGTCGGCCTACCTGACTAAGGCTGACAACCTCGGCAGCCTGACTAACTTCGCCACGGCCCGCGATAACCTCGGCCTAGGTTCCCTTAGCACCCCGACCTTTGCGGGCGTCAATGTCCCCGGCTCTGGCACCAGTGTCGCCAACCTTGGCGCCACCTTCCTGACCATCAACCAGCAGGGGTCGGGACAGTTCACAATCCAGCCGTCTCAGGGCATCGTCTTCCCTGACGCTTCAATCCAGACCACGGCCTTCACCACCGCCCAATTGACGGCCTACCTCGTCAAGGCATCGAACCTTAGCGACCTGACTTCTGCCTCTAGCGCTCGCTCCAACCTCGGCCTCGGTTCCCTGGCTGTCGTCAATGACGCCCCCTCGGATGGCTCGCAGTATGCCCGCAAGAACGGCGCTTGGGATGTGGTCTCGGTTCCCGCGTCTTACATCACCAGCGTCTCTTCGCCCCTGTCGGTCACGACAGGCAACCTGTCGATTGACCTCTCGGCCTACCTGACCTCGGCCACCGCTGCGACCACTTACGCCCCGATCGCGGCTGGCCTCCCCGACAACGGCGCGGCGGGTCAGATTCTCGTCAAGCAGTCGGCCACGGCCTACGATGCTGAGTGGCAGGACAACTTCGCCACCGAGCTGCGGATGCCTGCTCGCAACGAGACCGGGGCCACTCTGACCAAGGGCACGGTGGTCTACATCTCCGGCGGCGCTGGCAACAAGCCCCTGCTGTCAAAGGCTCTGGCGACTGGGGACGCAACCTCTGCCCAGACTATCGGCCTCGTCACGGCGGACATCCCGAACAACTCCAACGGCGACGTCACGATCCGCGGCCAACTGAAGGACATCGACACGTCCGCCTTCTCGGTCGGCGCTCAACTCTACCTGTCCGGCACGACGGCGGGTGCTTACACGGCGACCAAGACGCTGGCCCCGACGCATCTCGTTTATGTCGGCATCGTCGTCCGCTCGAACGCCACCGAAGGGGCAATCGAGGTGGCCGTCCAGAACGGTTACGAGCTGGGTGAAATCCATGACGTCGCCATCGGCACGCTGGCCAACAACGACCTCCTGGCTTACGAGTCCTCGACCGACCTCTGGAAGAACAAGACCTACTCGGCCCTTGGCTTGCTGACTTCGGCTGACGCGGCTAGCACGTATCTGTCGAAGAGCGGAGGCACCCTGAACAATAACGCCTCTATCCTGTTCCCTGTCGGCGGTTCGTTTACGGTTTCCAACAGCCTATCCAATCAGGGTATCCTGATTCGGGACGCCTCAAACGTTCCCATCGCTCGTTTCTATGATACGGAAGTCCTGATTCCTTCGGTGGGCATCACCTTCTCGGACGCCACCAACCAGACCACTGCGGGCCTTAGCCCTGCCACGGCGGCCTCGACGTATTACCTTCAGACCAATCCGGCTGGTTACATCACCAGCGCGGCCCTCTCTGGTCTTGCACCGCTAGCCTCCCCTGCCCTGACGGGCAACGTCACGATCACGTCGAACACCTCTGGCGCGGCGCTCTTCATCGAGCAGTCCGGCACTGGCAACATCCTGACCCTGCACGACCAGGCTTCGGACACGACCTTCGTGGCCATCGACCAGAACGGCAAGGTTAGCACCATCGCCAGCACGACCACCAACGCTGGCTTCAACGTCCCGCACGGAACGGCCCCGACCAGCCCGGTCAACGGCGACGTCTGGACGACGACGACTGGCTTGTTCTATCGTATCAACGCTTCGACCAAGACCACCGCCACGCTTCAGGACAGCCAGAACTTCACCGGCCTAAACATCAACCTAGGGACTAACACTGGCACTGGCACGATTGGCCTCGCCACTGGTGCGACCCTGAGCGGTTCGACCAAGACCGTCAACATCGGCACGTCCGGCGTGGCTGGTAGCACGACGAACATCGCCATCGGTTCGACCACCGGCACTTCGACGACCACGCTTCAGGGCATCACGAACGGCGTCACGCAGTCTGCCGGCGACTCGTCCTTGAAACTTGCCACGACCGCCTTCGTCACGACCGCCGACAATCTGAAGGCCAACATCGCAAGCCCGACCTTCACGGGCGTTCCCGCTGCGCCTACCGCTTCCGCTGGAACGAATACGACTCAGGTCGCCACGACCGCATTCGTGCAGCAGGAAGTCCCTGCCGCCTCGACGACCGCCGCTGGCAAGGTCGAACTCGCCACCTTTGTTGAGGCCACGCGCTTCACGTCTCAGTCGCTGGCTACGACTCCGCTTTCCCTGATGGGGCTTATCGCGGCTAATGGTGGCCCAATTCGTCCTCGGTCTAGTGCATTCACCGCGGCATCAAGCGGGGCTGGCGCAAGCGCTCAGAATTACTTCGGTGCTTCAATCTGCTATGGCCCCAACGCTTCGACTGTTGGTTATGGTGGCACTTACTTCGATGCCTCAGGCTTCTGGGCGTCCGGCAACGCATACACTACGCCCGATTGGTCTAAGGTCACCGGCTTCTCGGTGATGGCTTATCGTCCTTCCATCGGCTTCGTGAACGGCAACACGATCCGCATCACGCTCGGAAAAGCGGCAAGCGGAGGAACACTTAGCACGCGAGGCATCGGAATCGACATCGCGGCAGCCAACACTTACGTCAAAATCCTAGCTCACAACGGCACGACCCTGACGACTACGGACAGCACGATGCTCGTCACCGACTACGCTAACCTTTCTTCCCGAAACTTCACCGTAGTTTCTTACGGAAACGGAACTGTCGAACTCTTCATGAACGGCGTCTCCTATGGAACATCTAGCGGAGGCCCGACGACCGCCGGAGGAAGCGGCACACGTTATTCCGAAGAAGTCTATGGAGACGGAACCCAGTCTGGCGCCATGCAGCTCTGGACGTTCAATGCCAGTGTCTTTACCGGACTATGATTACTTACAAAGTCACATCCCTCCTTCTGATGGCTGAACCCTATTCCATCATGCGGAAGATTTTTCCGACATGGAACGGCGAGCCTTCAGAGTATTCTCAGGAATATATCTTCGTCACCTTCGACCAGCCTCAGCAATACGTGGACCTCGGTGAACTTTTCATCGTCCAAATCGTAGACCCTAACTCTCCCCGAATCAAATGATCACCCACCTCATCGCCCTCCTCGTCGGCTTCGTCGCCGGCGCCCTCGTCTTCCGCAAGCACGCCGCCAAGGCGTCAGAACTGGAAGCCAAAGGTAAGGCCGCCCTCGACGCCCTCAAGGGCAAGTAAGCCGTGCGCCTGCTCCTGGCCATCGCCGTCTTGGCCCTGGCTGGGTGCAAGTCCACGCCCAAGGCCGAACTGCCTCCCGCAGTCGCCACGCCCAAGGAGGTCGCCCTGACTTCCGTAGGCTCGACCCTTGACGTCATCGACTCCCGCGTGGCCGCCGCCGTGGCCGTTGCCCGGGAAGCCAACACCGCCGGGAAGCCTGCCGTCGTGGAGTCCGAACTGTCCGTGGCTGGCTCCTTCCTGCCCAAGGCTACCGAAGGAGACCTCGCCTACGCCCGCCAACGATCGGAGAAGGCCAGCCCCGCCGACTACGAAGCCCAGCGCAAGAAGGCCGCCGAGAAGCAGAAGGCCGCCGAGGCCGCGTGGGCCGACCTCGAGAAACAGGTCGCCGCGAACAAAGCCGCCCTCGCCGCCCGTGACGCCCGGATCGTCGAGCTGACGAAGGAGGTCGAACGCGTGAAGAAGGACGCCTCCGCCCAGACATGGACCCTACTCGGGGCCGGTCTCTTCGCGGTCGGTGCGTTGACCACGGCCTTCCTCGGTCCTCGCCTTGGCGTGGCGCTCCTGGCTTGCGGTGCGCTGGCTGGCTCCGTCCCGTTCATCTACGACTCCCCCGCCTTCATGTGGGTCGCCATCGGCACGGCTGCCATCGCCTCGGGCCTGTCGCTCTGGTGGCTCGCCGACAAAGTCTCCGACGCCGTGCAGGACAAGAAGGACGACGAGACCCTCTTCAAGGACGACGACCACCATGTCCCGCCGAAAGCATAAGACCGCCAAGGTCATCTGGCGCAAACTCGGCAAGGAGCGCGCTTGGGGTCAGGCCACGATCGGCGAGAACCTCATCGAGATTGACCCCCGCCTCGGTGCCAAGCGTCAGCTCGAAGTCCTCTGCCACGAGCAGGGGCATCTGACCTTCCCCGAAAAGACCGAGGCCGAGATTGACCGCCTAGGCAAAGACCTCGCCAACCTTCTCTGGGCTCAGAACTACCGCCGCGTCCTGCTCTCCGCCAACGCCAAGCCCCCACGCATCTCGTGACCATCGAGACCTTCACGACCGTCTGCGTCCCGGGCATCGCCTCCCTTGCGTACTTCTCCGCTGGCATCGCCAACCTCTACACGCGTAACTACGCCATGGCCATCATGTGGCTCTGCTACGCCGTGGCCAACGTCGCCCTCCTTTCGACCGTCCTCCGTAAATGAGCCCTCCCCCTCCGCCCATCGACCCCGAGTCCCTGCCGAAAGAGCTGAAGGACGGCATCGTGGCCTCAGTCCTTGGCGGCCTTGCCATGACGGCCCGCCTGCTGCTCTCAACCGAACCCGTCTCCCTGGGCTGGGTCGTGCGCCGTGTCCTCGCCGCCGCGATCACTGCGGCCTTGGTCGGCTACGGCATCCAAGACCACATCCAAAGCCCGGGCCTGCGGATGGCCGTCGTCGGTGCGGCCGGCTACGCGGCCCCCGAGTGTCTGGACTACCTGATGAAATACATCAAGGCCCGCGGAGAGAAGGAAGTCGCCGCGGTCGTCGGCAAACCGAAACCCCATGGCAAAGGTAAAGCAGTCACTAAGCGGAAGCGGTAATCTCCTGCTCGCGGTCACGCTGCTCACCGGCTTTGCGGGAGTCTCGGCCCTCTCGTCGGCCTACATCGCCGGGTATGTCCTCGACCAGCTGCAATCGACCGACGCCCTGGTCATGATCGTGACGGACGCTGGCCTGAAGTCCGACTCTGCCGACCTCGAGCGCAACATGAGCACGGCGACCCTAGCCCTGAAGTCCGTCCGTGACATTGGTTGGGCCTTGGCCGTGGGGTGCCTATGGGTGGGGGTGGCGGTCTTCTTACGCTCCCGCCGTCAAAGCGTCTCCTAGGGCAAGCCAGAGGGGTCTAATGACCCTTGACAGGGCGGGCTAGGGTGGCATCTTGTACCTATCCGGCGAGGGGTACGCTTAATATGGCGGGCCTTTATGACCTGGGGGCTTAAAATCCTAGACCCTTGAATGAGGGTCGCAGGGTTTGCTGGGAAAGGTGCTTGACGAATGCGGAACAGTCCGCCAAGGTCATTGACGCACCACCAACATGAAGCTCATCGCCTACCTCCTCATCGCCCTCGCCCTCGGCTACGCCCTGGCCGTCTTCCTCGACCCGTCCTTCCCGGACATCCTCGAGATCATCGACAACCCGAAGTTCTAATTTCCCCCACA